GCAGCACAACCACCTGCTCAACCCCCATCACCGTCTTTAGATTCTGTAAAATCTGAATATGAAAAACAGATACAAGATTTAAAGAAGTTGAATGCTGCAAATGAAGCAAAATGGTTAGAAAAATTTAATGACGTTAAAGGTAAATTAGATGATGTTTATAAACAAAAAGATCAACAACGTAAAACCGAATTAGAGGAACAAGGACAATGGAAAACCTTATGGGAAGAAGCAAATAAAACGAATCAAGAAATGCAACAAGAGAATAACGCTCTTAAGCAAAGTTTAGAGGATATGAAAAATTCTAATGAAGTTGCTTCTACTAAAACAAAAGCATTAGCAGCTATTAGTAATTTAGGTGCAATAAATGCAGAACAAACTTTATCATTATTACAAAATAAATTACAAAAAAATGCAGAAGGAAATGTAGTTGTTTTAAATGGTGGAGTTGAACAAGATTTAAATACTTATCTATCTAGTCTTAAAAATCCAGGAAGTGGTTGGGAACATCATTTTAAACCTAGCTCTGCTGCTGGCATGGGTGCAAAACCAACTCCTACATCAAATGTAGGTGGAGGACAAGTTAATCCTTGGAAAACAGGCAACCTGACTCAACAAATGCTACTATCAGAACAGAACCCTCAACTTGCAGCGGTGCTCAAGCAAGAGGCTCAATCTTAATTGTTGGATTCGGTGGATTCAACACCCAAGTCGGTGGCTTGGTTGCTGTAAATTTAACTTTTAGGTAAGCCAATGGCTGCTCCTTTTCAGAATTACTCTGGCGGTGTCTTATTAGCTGATATCGTAAAGAGAAATAATTTGAGCACCTATGTTTCTGAGGCTATCAAAGAACGTAGTGCTTTTATAAAATCTGGTGCTGTTGTAAGAAACTCACTTCTTGACGCATCAGAAGGTGGAACTCTGGTTATTTGACACCACAAAAGATTGGTACAGGAACACAGATCGCAACTATCTGTCATAGAGGTTTTGCGTATGCTGTTGATGACGTAGCTGTATTGGCTGCTGGTGAAGATCCAATGGGTCACATCAGAAATCAAATTGCAGATGCTATCAACAAATTAAATTCTGCAAGACTATTTAGCTTGTTAGATGGTTTATTTGGATCTGGATCTGGTCCTTTAGGTGCAAACTTACTTGATGTAGGTAAAGCTGGTACAGGTGCTGCTGAAGCAAACTTCCTAACAGCTTCTACTGTTGCAAGAGGTAGATCACTTCTTGGAGAAAGAGGCGAAGAACTAGATACTCTAGTAATTCATCCATCTGTTGCTTACTACCTATATCAGGTTGGTATGTTGACATTCTCTACATCTGCTTTATCAACTGGAACTGGCATCCAATGGGGTGGCGGTGGTGTTGGCATCACAGATAGAAGTATCGGTCAATTTGCTGGTATGAATGTTGTTATTGACTCTCAGGTTAATACAGTTGCTCCTGGTTCTTCTGGTCATCAGAAAGAATTCCGTTGTTATCTAATTAAGTCAGGTACAATTCTTGAAGGTGAGCAATCTCCTCTAAGCATTGAATCAGATAGAAACATCTTATCTAAGCAAGATGTTATGTCTGTTGACTACCATAGTGCTTATCACGTTATGGGTACTAAGTGGACATCTGCTACAGATAACCCAACTAACGCACAGTTAGGTAACTTAAATAACTGGGCTTTAACATATGATGCAGACCTAATTCCTATGGTTGAGATCATCGTTAACTCTCCTCTTGATACTTCTACTATTTAGTCATAGTATTAGTATGATCTGCAAAGAAACCTCATCAATTATTGGTGGGGTTTTTTCTTTACGCTACAATAAAACTAAAATTACTTTCTTATCGTGGCAGCCACTATAAATGCAACTATAAAAGATGCTAATGCTAATAGCTATGTCACTTTGACAGAAGCTAATACTTATTTTGAAACAGTACCAGACTCTTCAACTTGGACCAATAAAACCGATGATCAAAAGAATAGAGCATTAATATCTGCAACTAGATGGATTGATAGTTTTGTATTTTATGGAGATAGATGTGATGATGGTCAGGCACTTAAGTTTCCAAGAAATAATTATCAAGTAGATGGTGTTGAGTTGGCTTGTTCTACAATTCCGTTAAATATTAAATATGCACAGTATGAATTAGCTAGAGCTTTGGCAAATGATACTGATGCAATTACTGGTACAACTGGTAAAGATGGTAATTTTTCTGAAGTAAAACTAGGAGACATACAGGTTAAATACAATACTGATAGTCAAGGAACTGGAGCTATAAATAATATTATGGATGTTTATCCTTGGTTACAAAGTTATCTTGGAGCGTATATGCTTGGTGGAGCAGGTGCTTTTCAAATGAGGGTAGTTAGAGGATAATGGCAGGTCAATTAGATTCATTATTAAAAACTGTAGCTAAACAAGTTGTTGCTGATTTAGGTAGTTCCTTAGATTCAACAATTGTCTATACAAAAAAAGGACTTTCAAGTTATAACGTAGATACTGGAGAAAATATTACTATTGATACAACTTATTCGGATTTAAAAGTTCCCGTTGAGTTTGTTCAATCTACAGAAGATGATGGTAGAGAAAAAAGAGAAGCAAAAATATATATTACACCTGATTTGATTGGTGATAATCAACCTACTTTTGATGATGAAATTACGTTAACTTATGCTGGATCTACAAGAGTAGGACAAATAATTAATATAGATACAAGACAAGGTGGACAGACTTATCTGTTTACATTATTGGTGAGGTTTTAGTGGCTAAAGATTTTTTAAAAGCAAATCCAGCAAAAGAATTTGAAAATCAATTAAATGCAGATTTAAATACTTTTGTTAGAGAAGCTCTTATAAAATTATCAAGAAAAGAAAATCCATATAGTCCTATAGATA